GTACAGAATCGGGTAGTTCTCCTGGAGCCACGTGGCGAGCCAGGCCATTTCGGGACGGTCATGCATGCGTTTCATTCCACTGTCCGCTGGGCGTGAGGGTGTTGATGTGCTGGACCACTTCGCCCAGCTGGGCCGGGCTGTAGCGTTGCGGCATGGGGAAGCCGAGCGCCGCGGCGCAGAACTCGCTGCAGAACCAGCGGCGCCGGCTGTGCAGGCCGACCGGCAGCAGCTGGCTGCCGAACAGGCCGAAGAAGTCATAGCCCTGCCCGGCGTTGGCGCGGAATACGCGGGCGATCTGGCGGTAGTCCGCCCATGGCAGTGGAATCAGGTCCCAGTGCTCGAGGTTGAGTTCGATGTGCTTGGCGCGCACGCCGCCGTCCATGGCCGAGGCGGAGAGCCAGCGGCCGTCGGCCAGGACCAGTTCGCAATGGCTGTACTTGGAGCGCGTCCAGAGACGGATCAGGCGGTTGAACAGCGTGCCGCGGCCCTTGTAGAGGGCGAGGTAGATCAGTCCCATAGGTTCACCATTTGGCGTTGTTCGGCGCGCACGGCCTGTTCAGGCAGCAGAACCTGCGTGCCGTGTGGGATGACCGGGCCGAGGTCGGCCAGGCCGGGGTTGGCATCGAGGACCTGCTCGACCACGCCCGCGGTGCGCCCGTAGTGCCGCCAGCAAATGGCGTCGACGGTGTCGCCCTGCTGGGCGCGCAGGCTGGCCATCAGTCGGCCGCCTCGGGCGATGCAGCGTCCGGGTATACGAATGGGCCATCATCAGAAACCAGTGCACCCGGCGAGACGCCCGTCTCAACCTCTCGGCAGACTGCTAGCCCAAGCGGGTGCATGATTTCCCGGTTGATCCGCTCAAGCAGTCCGCGGCGGCTGATCTCGTTCCAGTCGATCGTTTCCATCAGATCAGCTCCACGGTGGTGTGCACCCGGCCGAGGATGCTGCGGATCGCCCAGCGGGCGTCGCGGCGGTATTCGTCGGCGGTGGGGGTGAGTGCATCGGCGCGCTCGGCACCGTCGCCGGTGGCGCTGTAGTCGCGCATGCGCTCGGCCAGCTCGGCGCCTGCGCTGCAGTAGATGGCGCGGCGATAAAGGTGCAGCAGCTGGCTTTCGCCCTGGATCTGCTTGGCCGGTACGTTGGCCAGTGCGGCATGCCCTTCGGCTTCGCGCTGGGCCTGGTAGTCGGCGAGTTCGGCATTCACTTGGATCAGCGCATTAACCGCCGCGACCTCAAGGCGCGCATCGGTGATGCTGCCGTCCAGGCGCAGCGCGGCGCGCATGTGCTCGCCGTCCAGGTCCGGGAACCAGCCATCGTTGGTAATGGGGTACGGCGCAGTGCTGCCGCCTGCTGCGATGAATGCGCTCATGTTCTTGCCCTAGTTCGGCGGTGGTCGGGGCTTCACGACAAGGCCAAGGAGAAAACCTGTCGATCAGCCCCGAGCCGCCGAGTGCGTGGGGACGCTCAGTTAGCGGGTGGCTCGCCGGTACCGGTGTCGGCTGGCTTGCTTTCCGCGTGTTTCTTGAGGAGGCGCTCGACGCGCTCCAGATCCTTTTTGCCGCCGCAGTTGCTGTGCAGGTCGATGGCACGGGCCAGGTGGGCGCGTGCTTCTTTCAAGCCTTCAGCGTTCGGCGCCGCTTCGTCCAGCTCGGCCAGGTAGGCCTTGCCCAGGGCGAGGTGCAGCTTGGCGCGGGCTTCGTCGGGCATGTCGTGAGCGGCGGTGATGTCTGCGGCCAGCGACAGGACGAAACGGTCAAACGGTGCGCCGGCTTTCTGCTGCTTGAGGGCAGCGTTGGCCACCTCCTCCGCCAGCAGGCAGCCGGTGGTACGCGCGAAGCGGTCGGGCATCTTGAGGCTGTGCTCGAGCACGTAACGACCGATGGCCAGTGCGCCGGCGAAGTCGCCCGCGTCGATGGACCAGACCATAAGCGTGGTGAGCACATCGTCCTGGGCGCCTTTACCGGCGGCCAGCACGCCTTCGATGTAGGGCTGATAGGCCGGAATGAGCAAACGCTTGAGCTCAGCCTTGCCCTGCTCCGACTGCACCTGCTTGAGGCGCAGCCGGTCCTGGTTGAGTTGCAGCAGCTGCTGTTCGTAGGCGGTGGCACCGGCCATCGACATGGCCGGGGCTACCTCAGCTGCCTGCAGGGCTGCGCGTTTGCGCAGCTGGTTGCGTTGGGCTGGGCTGAGCATGGCTTACACGGCCTCGATGTTTTCGACCAGGGCGACCAGACCGAAGTCCTCGATCACGTAGGCATCGTTGCTCGACTGGTAGTCGGCGATGCGGTCGTACTCCGGCTCGTCCTTCACATGGCGGCGGCGCGCGCCCTCCTGGAAGTAGATGGAGAGGTTGCTCAGGGTGGTGACCAGCACGGTACCGGCCGGGAAGAACGGCGCGTCGACGATCGGCAGGCCACCGAGGCGGGCCTTGGTGACGATCTGGTCGGCAGCGTTCTCTTCCTGGTTGGAAGCGGCACCCTTCTCGACTGCGGCGAGGAGCTTGTCGTGCAGCAGGTCGCGGGAAACCATGACCACCAGGTTGGGGTGGCTACGGTGCCATGGGTCGAGCATCTGCACGGCGTCGAACACCACGCCGTCGAGGGTCTTGTAGTCGCCAGTGGCGCCTACGGTCACCTTGCCGGATGCGTCGACGACTTCGTCGAGCACTCGGTCTGGCGCGCCGGTGCGGATCTTTTGCAGCCAGCCGATGTTGACGTCCTGCAGCAGCGGGTTGGCGGCAATGTCGGAGGTGGCAGCGGCACTGGTGCCATTGAAGCCGATCATGATGCGGTCCAGCGCTTGGCGCTCGGTGATGGAGCCGGACAGGCGCACCTGGAAGTCGGGGAACTTGGCCCAGGCATCGATCAGCGCGTAGGGGAACGCGCTGTCGAAGTTGGTCTGCTTGCAGCTGTAGGTGTCCTTGCTCAGGTCGCTGCGGTCGGCCGGGTTGCGACGGCCGCCGGTCTTGGTGTTGGTGCGGCTGGCGATCGGGCCGTTGACGCCCAGCAGCAGCGCTTCGCCTTCCTGCTGCTCTACGCCGATGATGTTGATGCTCTTGAGCAGACCGCTGGCTTCCTGGATGGCGGTTTCCAGCTTCTGCTGTACGGTCGGGGTGACGTTGAATTTCTCGGTGGCGTTGTCCACGCCGTTGAGCTTGGCCACCTGCTGTAGGTAGCCGTTAAACAGTTTGCGGGTTTCGTTACGCATGAGGTGCTCCGGCGTCGGTCAGTATTGGGTGAGGACTTGCTGGCTGTTGCCGGGAACCGGCGGGCGCTGCTGCTGATTGTGGTCCTGGGTCTGGCCGAGCTTGGTGGTCAGATCCGCGACGGTTTCCTCCAGCTTGGTGACCTTCTCGCCCAGCGCCGTGGACTCGGTGCGGAACGCATCCAGACTGGTCTGCTGCTTTTCGGCGAAATCGACCAGGGAGGTGACGGCTTCGCCCAGCTCGCTGAACTGGCCCTCGGTTTCCTTGCCCTTGGTGAACAGGGCCTTGACGCGGGCGGCTAGGTCTTTGAAGGCGCCGGGCTGGTCGGTGACTTCTTCGAACTGCAGCTCGACTTCCTCGGCCGCGGTGAACAGGTTGTCCGGATGCTGTTTGCGATTGGCCAGGGTGCCGTGCTTGGCGCTGAATTCGAGCGCTTCGGTGCCCAGGCTGGCGGGGCTGTCGGTGATGGCCAGGCCGATGAGGTAGGCCTTGCCGGTGTCGGCGAACTTGGGCTGCACCTCGATGGAGGTGTAGACCTTCTGGCGCTTCTTGTTCAGGGCCAGCAGCGCGTCGTTGGGTTCGATCTGTGCATACAGCGCGAGCTTCTTCTCGCCGTTGAGTTCGACCTCTTCGGCCTTGACCGCGAGCACGTCGCCGTAGGCGCCAAACGGGGTGTCCGGGGCGATGCCTTTGATGTGCTCGCAGTTGATGCGGGCGCCGTAGGTGGCCGGGTTGTATTGGGCTGCGATGTCTTCGATCCAGCGGCGCTCGATGGTGCGGCCATCGGTGGTCGCGCCTTCGACGGCGATGCGGGTCCACTTGGAGCGGAATTTCTTGGCGGGGGTGGTGGTGCCGGCCATGCGGTCTGTCCTCAGTCGGTAGCTGCTGGGTGCAGTTGCTGTGAGGGCATGGTCGGCAGCCCGCGCACTGCGGGCAATTCGCGCACCCTGTACTGGCTGGACATACAGGGCGCCGGAGTAACGGCTCGCGCGCGTGAGCGGCAGCATCGGCGCCATGAATGCACCCGCCGAACTCCCCGCTCAACGCGACAACCGCCGCCAGGCCAAGTTTTTGTACTGGACGGGTTGGCGCATCACGGATATCGCCGACTACCTGGACGAGAAGGAAAAGACCGTCCACAGCTGGAAGGCCCGCGACGAGTGGGACCGTGCGGACAATGTGGAGCGTATCGGCGGCGCGCTGGAGGCCCGCCTGGTGCAACTGATCCTGAAGGACGGCAAGAGCGGCGGCGACTTCAAGGAAATTGACCTGCTGCACCGCCAGCTGGAGCGGCAGGCGCGAATCGAGCGATTCAAGGGCGGCGGCACCGAGGCGGAGCTCAACCCGAACCTGGACAAGCGCAACGCCGGGCCGAAGAAGGCGCCAAAGCGTAATGAGTTCGCCGAGGAACACGTCGAGCAGCTTGAGGAGGCGTTCCGCGACGGGTGCTTCGGCTATCAGCTGGACTGGTACCGGGCGGGCAATCAGCGGACGCGGGCAATTCTCAAGAGTCGGCAGATCGGTGCGACGTTCTATTTCGCCCGCGAGGCGCTGCTCGATGCGCTGGTGACGGGGCGCAATCAGATCTTCCTGTCTGCATCGAAGAATCAGGCGCATATCTTCAAGGCGTACATCCAGGCGTTCGCCCGTGAGGTGTGCCAGGTGGAGCTCACCGGCGACCCGATCATTCTGAGCAATGGCGCGGAGCTGCACTTCCTCGGTACCAACGCGCGGACGGCGCAGGGCTACCACGGCAATTTCTACTTCGACGAATTCTTCTGGACGTTCAAATTCAACGAGCTGAACAAGGTCGCCAGCGGCATGGCGATGCAGAAGCAGTACCGTCGCACCTATTTCTCGACGCCCTCCTCTATGGCGCATGAGGCCTATTCGTTCTGGACGGGTGAGCGCTTCAACAAGGGCAAGCCGGCGGCGCAGCGGATCAGCATCGATGTTTCGCATGACGCGCTGCAGCAGGGGCGGCTTTGCGAGGACCGGATCTGGCGGCAGATCGTGACCATCCTGGATGCCGAGCAGCGCGGCTGCGATCTGTTCGACATCGAGGAGCTGCGCTTGGAGTACAGCGCCGAGGCCTACGCGAACCTGCTGATGTGCCAGTTCGTCGACGATGGTGCCTCGATCTTTCCGCTGGCGGTGCTGCAGCCGTGCATGGTGGATAGCTGGATCGAGTGGAACGAGGACTACAAGCCGTTCGCCGATCGGCCCTTTGGCGATCGCCAGGTGTGGGTGGGCTATGACCCGGCCGAGACCGGCGATAGCGCTGGCCTGATCGTGGCGGCGCCGCCGCTGGTACCGGGCGGGAAGTTCCGCGTGCTCGAGCGCCATCAGTTCCGCGGGATGGACTTCGCCGCCCAGGCCGAGGCGATCCGCCGGGTGACGCTGCGCTATTGGGTGACCTACATCGGTATCGACATGACGGGCATGGGCTCAGGCGTGGCGCAGCTGGTGAAGCAGTTCTTCCCGAACCTCACCACCTTCAGCTACTCGCCGGAGGTGAAAACGCGCTTGGTGCTGAAGGCCTATGACGTTATCCACAAGGGCCGGCTGGAATTCGACGCCGGCTGGACGGACCTCGCCTCCTCGCTGATGGCGATCCGCAAAACCACCACGGCCAGCGGCCGGCAGATGACCTACACCGCTGGGCGCACCGATGAAACCGGCCACGCCGATCTGGCCTGGGCGCTGTTCCATGCCCTGCACAACGAGCCGCTCGAGGGCATGACCGCCCAGAACACCAGCTTTATGGAGATTTACTGATGACCACTGACATTGCCGCCGCACCCGCCCCAGGTATCGAGGCCTTCACGTTCGGCGACCCGATGCCGGTGCTCGATGGCCGCGAGCTGCTCGACTATCTGGAATGCTGGCTGAATGGCCGCTGGTACGAGCCGCCGCTGTCGCTGGATGGGCTGGCGAAGTCGACCAGGGCGAGCGTGTTCCTGCAGAGCGGGCTCAACTTCAAGCGCAACATGTTGGAGCGCACCTTTATCCCGCATCGCCTGCTGAGCCGGCAGGCGTTCGGCCAGTTCGCCCTGGACTGGTTGTGGTGCGGCAACGCCTACCTGGAGCGGCGGCAAAACATGCTCGGCCAGGCGCTGAGCCTGCAGCCAACGCTGGCGAAGTACATGCGCCGCGGTGCCGACTTGGAAACCTACTACCAGGTGCGCGGGTGGCGCGATGAGCATGAGTTCAAGCCCGGGACGATCTGCCATCTGCGTGAGGCGGATATCAACCAGGAGGTGTACGGGTTGCCGGAGTGGCTGTCAGCGCTGCAGTCGGCGCTGCTCAATGAATCGGCCACCCTCTTCCGCCGGCGCTACTACCAGAACGGCAGCCATGCCGGGTTCATCATGTACATGACCGACGCAGCGCAGAAGGAAGAGGACGTCGACGCCCTGCGCACCGCGCTGAAATCAGCCAAGGGGCCGGGCAACTTCCGCAACCTGTTCATGTACGCACCTGGTGGCAAGAAGGACGGCATCCAGCTGCTGCCGGTGAGCGAGGTGGCGGCGAAGGATGAGTTCGGCTCGATCAAGAACATCAGCCGCGACGATCTGCTGGCCGCGCTCCGTATCCCGCCGCAGCTGATGGGCATCGTGCCGCAGAACGCGGGGGGCTTCGGCTCACTGCGCGAGGCCGCTGAGGTGTGGGCGGTCAACGAACTGGAGCCAATCCAGGCAAGGCTGGCTCAGGTGAATGAGTGGATTGGGGAAGAGGTGATCCGCTTCAAGCCGTTTGAGTTGCCGTCGAAGGGCTGACACCTCGCCGCTCTACCCAAGCCGCCCGCGAGGCGGCTTTTTTGTGGCCTGGATCTAGCTGCCGCATCTGCTGTGCCGTCGCATCTGGAGCGATGGCCTAAGCGCTGCGATATCGAGCTCGATCAGATTGATCAGCCCCGCCAGCTGCGACTTGGTGACCGATATCCCGCAAGGCAGGCCTGTGAGTACGAGCGACTCCCCGGTTTGCTCGTCCATCAACATGCAATGGATGGTCTGAGGGGAATCCATAGCGGCCGTGAACAGCAACGGCCTGAAGTGTTCCTGCGCGAGGGCGAACGCCTCGGGCTGTCTAATCCGCATCAT